TGTGCCTCCCTAGCGGGAGTGCGCACATTGACTGTGTTCGTCCAAGTGGGGACCGAGTTATCATAGAGACCAAAACCACGAAGATGTGGTTTTCTGGTGCGTTCACGTACCATCTGCCCAAAAGCGGATGGCGGCGAACGTTGAGCGAGCTGGATTACCTATACGGTATCCGGCCCGGGCTTGACACTCTATGGGAACTCACTCCCTGGTCCTGGCTTGTTGATTGGCAGTCGAACGTCGGAGATGTCTTAAAGAATCTCTCGGCGTTTTCGTCCGACGGCCTCATCATGCCATACGCATACATCATGTGCGAACAGACATCACATAAGGAATACGTGATGCCTATTCAGTACTCTGACTACGGCGTATGGAAGGACGCAACACTCTCTGTTGTTGTGAAAGCTGTAACACAACAGAGACGTCCGGCCACACCCTTCGGGTTTGGTGTCCAGCTTGAGCAGCTTACACTCAAGCAGGGAGCCATCCTGGCCGCTTTAGGCATCAGCCTAAAGTGATAACTTAACAACAACTGAATAGTTGTTGTCTGACCAGAAAGTTTGTCATGTTTTCCGATCCCCAGTCAGTCACCGTAAACGCGGTGGCGAAGTCTCTCGTCAAGATCGATGCTACCGGTCGAACTGGTAAGTATCGATCTGCAGATGGCCAGTTCACACTGACCATCTCGCATGACGAGAAGAATCGCAACCGCCGAACGGTGCGCCTGACGCAGGAAATCATCGCCGCGGATCCGTTTCTGACGGATGTTAACCGCACTGCGATTCAGCATGTCTACGTCGTGCAGGACAGTCCAAAGACTGGCTTCACGGCCCAGCAGATCGACGATCTGTCTCAGGCTCTCGTAGACTACCTCTCCGACGCAACGATCGATAAGATCATCGCTGGAGAGAGCTGACCTTAACCGCGAGGTTAAGGCCTGGAATGGGGCGGACGGTCGATATGGCCGTCCGTCCCACACATGACACTGGACTCCGCTACCACACTAGAAAGGAGTGGTGCAGATGAAAAGCCACGTAGAACTCTGGTCAGCTGTCCTCGAAGAACTCGGGGACAGATGCTCAGTCAGCACCGCCAAGGACCGTGAAACGGTCCTCGGGCGTTACGCACACGAAGGTGATAAGTTTTTCACTATCACCTTGCCAGCCTTCGGAAAAGAGTTCGAAAGAGCTCTTTCCCTGGGCTACATCCCTAGCGACGGTTTCGTAGGGTGGAAGAAGGCCAAGCGCAAGAATGCGCCGTCATCGACCCCTCTCTACGACACCATCGGTGAGACCCCAAGATTTCTCTCAGGGTTTCTGGATCGTGTGTTTGATGCAAGAAGCGGTTGCCTTCTCGACACGCCGTCGACCGAAGACAAACGGTCGGCGGCAGACATCGTACACGCCGTGCGTCAGCTTACGCTGATGTTCGGCAAGCTCAAGGTCCTTCCGGACCAAGAGATGTGCGATGCTGCTTTCAAAGAGTATGTCGAGATTGAGAATCAGCTCACGCTCCATCTTCAGTCAATCTTAGCTGACGGTGACCTCCTAGAGGTTGTTGATGAGCTAAAGAAGGTGGTGTCCTGTGTGTTCGGGGACGCCCTCGCAGCCGTTGATAAGGCTGTGTACGAGGGCAACCTCGAACCGAGACACGGACCGGGTGCAACTGCTGACGGACTCATGGGAAACCAGAAGTTCGCGCAGCGAGAGTGGACCGACCGGTTGGAATCGCTTTTTCCATTCGTGGACTATGCGATTCCAAACCATAGGTATCACTCGTTGCAATCCGACGTGACATGGTTCTCCCCGGAACACGAGCGGCCTTCGAAGCTGCTCGCTGTTCCTAAGACGGCTCGGTCCCCTCGATTGATTGCGAAAGAACCTACCTGTATGCAGTTCATGCAGCAGGCGGTTGGTCGCAAACTGGTCGAGAGCCTAGAATCCGCTCCGAATAACGGAGTGAACCTGGGCGCCTCGTTCGTTGGATTCTCCGAGCAATGGCCTAACCAGGCCATGGCTCAGATTGGATCCGCGGACGGATCACTTGCTACGCTAGATCTTAGCGAAGCTAGTGATAGGGTTCCGAATTGGCTTGTCGAAGCTTTGTTTGAAGACTACCCTTGGTTTTCCGAGGCAATCTCTTCGACAAGGTCTTTGCGAGCCGACGTACCTGGCCATGGGGTTATCCCTTTGGTCAAGTTTGCGTCGATGGGGAGTGCTCTGACGTTTCCTATTGAGGCCATGGTCTTTGCGACCGTGACCTTGTGGGCAATTGCCAGAGCGCAAGGCAAACCTCTCTCCCGTAGCACTTTCGATCAGCTGCGGGATAAGGTGCGCGTCTATGGGGATGACATAATTGTCCCCACGGACCATGCTGTGTGCGTAGTCCTGAACCTTGAGTATTTTGGTTTCAAGGTCAACAGGAACAAGAGCTTCTGGACTGGAAAGTTCCGGGAGTCTTGTGGTAAGGAGTTCTATGACGGTGAGGACGTTTCTATTGTCCGATACCGAAAAGAACTTCCGACCCTACGCAGCTTCGGTTCACCTGAGTGGGCTGAGTTTACTCAGACCACCGTCGAAACCCGCAACCAGTTTTATATGGCTGGTTTGTGGAAATCGGCGGCGCTCCTCGATGACGTATTGCATACTGTCCTTAAAGG